CATCAGGATTTTGATATACTTGTTTGGTTATAGGAATAGGAGCAGTAGGAGAAGGAATGATAGACCCACCAGTGGTATGAGCATTCAATGTAACACCATTGACACAAACACCACCTTTGATGACAGCATCAATGATAGTTCCACCATTATTAACTCCACCTATGATAGTTCCACCAATAACAACACCACCAGATGTCGTCATAGTCTTACCAGATTGAGAAGTAGAAGTACCTCCTTCAATATAGTAAATCTTTCCATCAATGGTTCCAACCATAGTACCACCAGTACCAGTACCACCTGTAGTTGTACCTCCAGTAGTAATATTCCCACAAGTAATACCACCAGTAGTGATCATGTCATTACCAGTGATTTCTGCATTATACAGAATACCATCATCCATCTCAGGAACCAAAACAGTACCATCTTGAGAAGTACCTTTTTCTACTTCTGAATTCATGATAATAGCATTAGCAATGATGCCCTTTACATCTGCATCTACAGTGATATTAGTCTCATCTTCGAGTTTACCACCACTAACAGAACCGGATCTAAAGATACCAGCAATGATCTTACCACCTACGATATTTCCACCAATGGTCTTAGCATTGATACAGGTGAGTTCTTTACCTTGGTTATTAGTACCAGTAGCAATACCATCAACAGTATATCCATCGATAGAACCATTGATAATATCTCCTTCAATGATATTACCAGCAGCATCAATAGTAGCATGAGTAATAATAGCATCGGATATAGTTCCACATGTAGTACCATAAGAGTGTTTACCATTAGAAAGAGTTGTATCTACTCCCTCATAACCAGTATACACACTAAGATCTCTGATCTGATCATTCTTAACTACTACTACTTGATTAGAGTAGTTTACCGAGCAATCAAACTTGATCTTATAGTACACTGCATTATCAGTACCAATAATCTTCCATATATCTGAACACTTACCGCTACACTTCTTAAGATCACCATTCTCAAGATAAGTTACATTATAGATATTCCCTACCTTAAGTTCAATGGTCTTATTAGCTGTTTCATTACTATACTTGAAATTTACTACAAGACTAAAGTTTGCTTCAGTACTAACTCCAGTAAGGAAAGTAGTTTGATTCCTAGCATTACCAAGATTCAATGGTCCTTGAGGATTATATAATCCAGATGTAACACCAGGAGTAGCATTAGCAAACTGATTAGTCTCTATGAAAGGTCTATAGGATTCCCACGAACCATAGTATGCCCAAGTTTTAGGATTAGGAGGGGGCATAGGAGGTTTATGGGGACCGTGTGGAAATGGTGGTCTATGATCAAACACATGATTAGGGCCATAAGGATGGCTGTGATCTATTTTATGATATGCGTCTTGATGCATATTGAAATCCTCCTTTGAAATGTATTTCTAAGAAGAGTTATTCAGCACTTCTTGGTTTATCAAGATGTGGAAGCAAAACGCAAAAGCAGATAACCTACGACATAATTGTCGTAGGTTAGTGTTTATTTTTAGAGGACAAAAATGAACAAACAGATTTTGTTTGACGGAAAAGCACGCCTTCTTCCCCGTTACTTAATGTCACAGATATTTAGATTTCTATTTCAACCACATTGTCATTAGAATCTTTAGGAGTCTGTAACTGAACGTCATAGATTGAATCTTTATTTTGTACTTTTATCATATTACTAGCAAAGATATTATTAGCACAGTTATTAAGCATATGATCAGCAAGTTTGAGTAGATTCTTACCATACTCCAACACTTCTGGATCAGAGTTAAATAACTCTTTATTAGTTATAGAGCAAACGGAGAGATTCTTCACAAACATTAGAACGAACCACATATTAGCATAATCATATGGAGATATATAATTAGCATACTTAGCAAGAAGAGCTGCTAATAAATGACCAGTGGGCTGTTTGATATCAGTATTCTTAGAGTATGCTATATCGAATTCTAAATTCTCCCACCCATAACAAACAGCAAAGGAACTAAAGAAGAGAGGTATGTAACTACCGCTAGGAACTTGATTGAATCTGAGTCTATGTATAGGAAGATCAATAGTATCAAAAGTTCTTTGTAATCTAGTAGGCTTGATCATCTTCTGAAGATTAGGTTTATGATTAATTATTTCCATCAATCTCTTAGAAGGACCATCCATACAGCATGCATCTCTGAATGCTTCATCCATATCAGAAATAAGTTTCCTTTGCTTATCTGTAATACTAGAATCTTGGTTAGCAAAAGAAACAACGCTATCCATAAGCCAGAATCTATCCACTATATTAGCATTCATTATCTGAGCAAACCTAGATCCATATCCTTTTCCAAAGACATTATCGAATACATTATTTTTATCTCGGAGTTCTTTACCGAGCATTTTATCTACTTTCTTATCTTCAGTGGTTTTTTCTTTTGGAGAGTTTTCATCTGATATAGAAACCTCTTCTCCTGCTTCGAATGTTTTTAATACTTGAATATGCTTCTTTGCTTCAGCAATTTCCTCATCGGTGAACTCTTTCTTATAAACTTCATTCTCTGCCATAATATTCATTACCTCCATTTACTGAATATTGGAGATATTGGTTGTATCTCCCATAGTTTGCTGCATCTTAATACGGATATACGTTATAATAGGACCATACAAGGAATCATTGAATAAGATAGAATTATATCTGCTAAAGATAGGAATTGTAGATGAAACAGAATCTTCTATCATTTGAACAATATTAGGCTGCTGTCCATAAGTGTACATGTAAATCTGATGATCAGTTACCTGAGTATTGCTAGCAAGAGTTCTTAAAACAAGAGGGAGATTTGTTGCAATAGTAGCAAGAGTATCATTACGATAGATCCTTTGATTGTAAATGAAATTAGGATCTTTACTCTTCATCAACTCTTCCATATTAAGAAAATGAATAATATTCTCTTTCTCAGCAAGTATATGCTTCACATAGAACTCTACCATGTAGATATTCATACGAGAAACAAAGAAATCATACAAAAAATAAGCAAGACTGTAGAGATCAGCATTTTCTGGTTGTCTGAAGTAGAGTTCAAACTTCTTACAGATGATATCAATGATAGTTTGATAAGTCTCAATCCTACACTGATTGATGTTATCTAGATCTGATTCGTAGATGTTATACATCTCTTTGAAATTTGTTTCAAAAGACTGAACTATGTTAGGTCTTGCTATGATATCAAAGTGAGTGAATACTTGATTGAGAGTATCCTCAATAACTCCCATTATATAACCAGAATCAAACTCTGCTAGCAGACTAGCAACCTGATTATTTGCTTGAACTTCATATGCTTTGTTATTACTAAGAAACCCTGCCATTGACATGATTAGCACATCCTTTTATAATGTAAACTAAAAAAAAGATATACGGTGGGAGGAAAGATATCTTATGATATACTTTCCTACCACCATAGTATCTAATTTGTATCCTGTATCAAACCTACTTTACTACTTACTCCTCTTCGATCTCAATGGTTCCATTCTGGAGACCACTGATCAAATCGGCGATATCCATTTCACCAAGAGCTGCCTGTCCCATGAAACCAACAGGCTTCTTGCTGGAGGAGACATCGATACCTCTAGTGGAGAAATCTTCTTCTTTGATGGTTCTGAGATACTCAGTATTCTTACCATTCTGCAGAGCATCGAGGAAATCAGATCCCATATTGTACAGACGCACAGACTGCTGAAGAACGGATTTCTCAAAGACGTTACGAACGAAGCGTCCATTACCGAAGTCCTTCTGACCGATAACCTTCTTGATAGCTTCACGCAGTTTGGCGTAGTAACCATCCTCTAAGATATAGTTAGCATTCTCTGCCTGGATCTTAGCGATCTCGATCAGCTCATCTTCCGTGTAATCAGGGAAGTCGAAGTAGAAACCAATCCTAGATTTCAGACCAGGGTTGGAGTCTACAAAGTGTTTCATCTCATCCTTGTAACCAGCAAAGATGATGATGGTGGAGTCACGTACGTCTGCCTTGTCCATGTAGTTAACAAACGTATTGATTGCTTCAATACCAAAGCTATTGGAACCACCCTCAGAGGATACCAAAGCGTATGCTTCATCAACAAAGAGAATACCACCCTTTGCAGATTCAATAGCTTCCTTAACCAACCTTGCGGTCCAGCCAACATATTTACCAACAAGATCATCCCTAGATACATGCTTTACATCAGCAGTAGGAATCAATCCATCATCATGAAGGATCTTAGCCAGCTGAGTTGCGACAGATGTCTTCGCAGTACCAGGAGAGCCCATGAATACCATGTGCTTGGAGATAGCAACAGACTTCATATCATTATCTTCTTTGATCTTGTTGATCTTGACGAATGCTGCGAACTCTTTGATCTGAGTCTTGATCTCAGTAAGACCAACCATCTTCTCAAGAGGAACACCATCGATCTTGTCGTTGTTATAGTGCTTCTTCTTGAAGTTAGAGTCGCTGAAGAATCCGAGATTATCATCAGAATCAACAACCATATCGTCATCAATTGCTCCGAAGGAAGACTCCTCGCCAAACTTCTTACGAATAGCCTTCTTCTCCTCTTCTGTCTTTCCTTCAAGATCAGCCAGAGCCTTCTTCTTGATCTGTTTGAATTCCTTGAAGTACTCGTTATCAGATGCATCATTGCTGAAGCGATAATCGAGAGCATTGTTGATCAGATAACGATAACCAAACAGAGAGGAGTAGTCATACTTCTTCTCACTCTGATTAGTACGCTCATTGACAATCGTATCAACACACTTTTCAATGTGCTTCATGATTGCCGTAATATCTTTGGAGTTCTCATACACATTGTAGTGTGCCATTGCTGTAGACATACCAAATGCCTTGAGCTGATCATTAGTGAGAGAAGAATCAGACAGCTCAACAAGACCGATTGACTGCTTCTTCATCATATCATAGAACTTATCAAACATGAAGTTCTGCTGATAGCCCATCACATCAGTATATGCGAATATGATATTCATAGTTCTCATAACGTCACGGATGGTACGATTGAGAGCGTCAAGGATCTCGATGTTAGAATCCTCTTTATCGGCTGTCTTATCGATCATTGTAACGACCTTACGGACGATCTCAGGCTTAGTTGAGAAATCAAGAGAATCATCGATGTCGAGCAGATTATACTCATTCATCTTACGGAAGAACTCAGTATCGATCTTAGACATATTATTGTCATTACGATTGATGGACTCCCTCTGAATAGCATCAGTTTCAATATGATGCCGTTCTTTGGTCAGTATGAACTGATTCGGGATATCAACCATAACAACAAGAGTTGAGCCCTTCAGCTCATTCAGAATCTTACCAACTTTTGAGAAGAAGTTGTTATCATTCTGAGCACACTCAAGACAAACCATAGCATCAAGAGTGTAGACAGCTTTGCTGGAGAGCTGGTTCTTATTCAACAACTCTCTAACAATAGGAGTTACTGTGGGAAGAATCATAGTGCGATTAGATATGAGTACCTTATAGCACTTATTGAAGGGACGGAAAGTATTGCCCTTAATGTTCTTCAGAACCTTAAGCTCATCAGCAATTAGTTCTTTGCTGAATGCTTCGAACTCATACTGCTGCAAGTAGTTCATAAACTTTTTGCTTTCAGTATCAACAATGTCGCCAGTGAGAGCAAGATTGCTGTTCTGAGTGATATCACAAGCGGTTTTGATCATAGGCAGGAACCTGCCAGAGAAAGATGTGATCGCAACATTGTAGATGTTTTCTGATGCGGTCACGTCATGAGGGTCACTATCAGGAATCAAGTAATCATCCTGCTTATAGCAGTAGATCATCTTGAATGATGCTTCAGTGAAGGGGATTTCTTCAGTGTGGACATCAACGATGTGGAATTCATCTTTCTTATCGAAACGCTCGATCAGGAAAGATTTGAACTCCTCATTGAGAGCATCGAAATCTATCCTGTTGTTGATGCTACGAAGATAGTTATTGCCGATAGCCTCAACAACGATTTCAACATCATGACAGTTTACAACTGCCGGATAGAATGCCAACATATCATGGCACCATTTAGCCGTCATAGCACGAGAGATATCTTTTGTCAAGAACCTTCCGCGCTCCGTATTAGTAGTAGAATTTCCCATCTTTACAGTAATTTTACCGAGTAACAAAATGAACTCCTCCTCATAAAAATAAACAGACGTGTTGAAACACAGGATACAGTATTATTGTTCATAATTGAAACTTATTTTAAGATAGCGTATCTATTTCAGATACGCTATCCTATTATTAACTTACTGAGGATTGATCATAAGCATAGAACCAGAATCACCACTACTCATGTAAGTAGGCATCTTACCATCCCACTTTTCAATCTTACGATTCTGAATAATCTCAGGAGTCAGAGATTGCATAAGAAGCTCATTTGCTTCTGCTTCAGATTTAGCAGAAATCAGCATAGCATCTGCTTTACCTTGAGCAGTGATACGAGCTTTCTCAGCTTCTACTTCTGCTTTCTCTTTCTCTACTTTAGCTTGTGCTAATGCATTCTGAGAGTCAAGAACTTTCTGAATAGCTTCTTTTGTTTGCTCATCAGGATTAGGAACAAGAGTAAAGGTTTCGAGAATAATACCGTCATCCTCTAATACTTTCTTAAACTTTTCATAAATCTTAGCATTTACTTCAGGAAGTTTATCTCCAGTAACATCAAGCAGATTATACTGTGAGGTTACCTCTGCAATAGAGTTCATCATGAGATTCTTCATGATACCTTTCTCAAGATTCTTATAGTGCTGACCTCTAAACTTGGTAAACAAATCAGGAAGTTTACTCTGATCCATGGAGTAAGCATATGTAATATTAAGATTGAGCTTCTTACCATCTTTGGTATTAGCATCTACTGAGGTATTCTCATTCTTATCATCTTCTGATGTTGGTCCATCTTGGTAGTAAACTGTTTCAGTGGAAACAGGATACTCAGTAACAGACTTCCAAGGAAGTACCATGTGCCATCCCTGACCAAGAGTCTCTCCTTCGATACCACCATCCATGTTATAAACAACACCAGCAAATCCAGGACCAATCTTATAGGTGCAACTGAATAGCATTCCAACTACAACGAAGAAAGCAACAGTAACCCCAGCAATACCTGCATTGAAATCGACGTTTTCTTTAGCCATGATAAATCTTCCTCCTCATTCTTAATACTTCTTCTTATCTTCCTTCTTACTAAACTTTTTAAAGTACTTGTTTATCATTCTTGCGAATGAATCTGTATAATGATAAATAACACATAGATATGCTATAACTATAAGAACTAGCAAAAAGAATATTACCCCTGCTCTAACCATAACAACTAGTCACCCCTCTTTCCGAAAAAATGGCATAATATCATTCCTAATACATAACCAATAGCACAAGCTATCACATTATAGATACTTGTACAGTTATACCCCATTATCAAACCAAAAATGTATGCGATTAATCCAATAGCATAAGAATCCATATCTAGTCTTACTCCTTTCTATTGAAGAACCATAAAACAAACCAAGATATTAGTGTAGCTATCACAATGGGAGTAAAAGATCTGATATACCAAGCAAAGAATAACCCGTTTCCTAGAGCAGAAGTTAAACAAAAGAAAAGGATAATGTTTCGAGTAGTCATTAGAATTAACCCAGCTTTCTACCAATAAACATTATGAGTTTAATAGTAATAACAGATAGTACCGAACTTATCACCAATCCTAGTAGCATATATTTAATGCAATCTTCCATTTTAATCTCCCCAATAGTAAACAGCTAGTGTAAATATTATAAGTATTACTAAAAGTATTCCAGCATCAGCAGCAACGTCTAGTAAATCTACCATTCCTATTGTAGTATCCATTTTCTCTTACCTCATTTATTAATAAACTCAGAGAAAATGGGAATAGAAGATAATCCAGCTATAGATAGTAATATTATACCTAATAAGCCATCAGCTTTGATCAAGAAACAAAATGCTAGTAGTAGTGATATTATGAATACTAATACAGCTATTTCATATTGATATTTACTTTCTTTGATTAGACTTAGAACTTCTTTTAAGTACTTCTTGATCATTTTAAGAATCTCCCCTTTTTCCAATTAAAATTTAGTACTAGATGCTTTAGAAAACTATAGTAAGAGTACTCCATGATAGGAGTACTCTATTACTTTACTGTTGAGACTCATCTTCATCAGGGTATCCAGAACCAGATACCATAGGTTGATTAAGGGTTTGATAAACAGATCCTTGATCCATTTCTGATAGATCTTTATTAAAATCAGTGAATACGGAATCAGGAAGAGATTCATTCATACCGAAATGATCATCAGTTCCTGCACTGACCATATCAGGAGTTATGCCATAATTCTTAGCATATGCTTCTTTGATCTTAGGATTCTGAAGAAGTAACTTTAATCTCTCTTCTTCTACTTGTCTTTGTTTAGCGACATACTCAGAGAACATCATACCTTTAGCTTGATTCATCTGAGCCAATTGTATATTAAGAGGATCTGTATTGTCTCTAGTAAGAGATACCATTTCTTCTACAATAGAACCTACTTGTTCTGTTGCAGTATCAAGGTCCACTATATCATCAACAGAATCTTCTGTTTTAATACCGAACTTCTGAATACCAAAATTCTCTCTTAAGTCTTTCCCTTCGTACCACATGTAAAGAGCTAAGAGGTAAGAGAATATCTGGTCATCATGGGTTAATTCAGAGTGGTCCACCTTTCCAGATTTAGTGATCTGTAAACCCCTCATCTCTTCATATAGAGTAGGAGATATAAACTTATCTTTATGATGTCGAGCACGTTCCATAAGAAGTTCTATTAATTGATCACGGATTTCTTTAGTAGAATGGAGACCAAATACTTTAGTTTTCCTAAGTTTACGAATTAAACGTCCTCCTTCTACTGTTTCTTCAAGTATCTTATCTTTAATTTCATAATAAAGATTACGTTTTACAGGTGTCTCTTTTAATTTAGAAAGAACTGCAAGACCATATCCATTTAATTGTGATATTACTACCACCGTTTTATATAGACGCAACTCTATACTCTTGGTCAATTCCAAGCACTCCCATTACAGGACGTGGTCGGATCATTTGTCATTCCCATTTCTGGGACCAGGATTTTTCTTCCACCATATGCTTGTGGGTCTACGTCCCTCGCCAAGGGATGATCTCTGAATGTATCTCTCCGTAGAGAGATTTCACTGCTAAACGTGACAATCCTAGAACTTTTTAAACATTCACGCTTGTCATTACTGACTACGTTGTAGTATCTAGGCTCTAAGCCACTTCAAAGCAATTAACACTGTTGGAACTATAGGATTGCTCCCATAGCTGAGGATTGCTTACGCTACTCCGTTTCTTTCTATATTGATCAATGCGTTCGGTGTCATATTGAGAACTATATACTCTATGACGCGAGCTAAATCAATAAGAGACATACTGTTGCATCTCATCTCTGCAAAAACACGAGTAGTTTTTGAATCTACAAGTGTAATGCACGAGAAATCCTTAGAAACACCCCCAGCTGGGTCAACTCCAATTAAAGGAGGATATTTTGGTACTAGGTTACTCATAAGAGGTATTTCTTCAAAGATCTTAAGCTCATATTTTCCAAAAATTAAAAACGTCTTCTTGGGCTTTTTACAGAACTTCTTTATAGTATCAAGTTCTTCTTTAGTAAATGGGCAGTTTTCTGCTTCATCAGACCATTCGAGAAGATACTCTCGTCTTATAGTAAGCCAATCCCATTCCAATTCTTTACATTTTTCATAGAACCATTCTTCTGTATAACCTAATTCCTGATATGAGAATTGTATGAAGATATAATTAGAAAATTTATTAGCATGGATGAGATCTACAAGTTGATAGTAAGTCAAATCATAAAATCCTTCATTGAATTTAGTAGCATTATTCATTAGGGTATAAAAATACTTCCCTTCTTCCGTTGTTAAGAATCCAGGAGTAGTAGTCATTAGTATACCATAAGGAACATTGTTTCTTTTAGCTATCTCTATAGCCTTAGACATTGCAGGCATGGAGTTCTGCATTACTATTTTTAAAAACGGTATAAAACTTCCCTCATCGCACCATAATAAACTGGTAGTATTACCACGCATCAACATAGCTGCAGATAGCTCATTACGTGCTTTTCCGAAGGTTCTTAACTTGTTATGATTGACTGCATTCTCCATGAAGATGGCAGTAGAAGGAACTTTGACCTTCTTACCATTTATTTTGGAGAATACAGCATCAAATCTAAGATAAGAAGGAAGCAAGTCTCTTATGGCTCTTATACGGTTTAAGTTATCCTTAGAATCCTTGAACTCTTTGTTGAGTAGAGATATCTGTGTATTCTGAGTTCTGAAGTTATACACGTAGGTGTAATAGCATGCAGCACCTATGGTTTTACCAGTCTGACGAGGAAGTATAAGCATTGTATTGATATTCATTATAGCTAAATACAAGAATGCCATATTCCCCCTATTCAATATGAATGGAGAGGGATCACCTGATGTTGGTATTCTTACAACTTCTCTTAAGAAGTACCAGAAGTTATTCCTTACCTCTTTCAATACTTTGAATTTATACTGAACGCTTAGATTCGGATCATGCGGATCTATTCCTGCAAGATCTGGATCTAATAAAGTTAGCATGAATCTATGATTCTGGACTCCTATTGCTTTGAGATAGTTACTCATTTCTACAAATGATTTATTCGGTGTAGATTTATGATAGTAGATATGTATAGGCTGCTCTTGAAATGTTTGCTGTTGCATACTCAAGTTAGCCCTTTGTTGTTGTGTTAAAGGTATAACACTCACAGTAGTTTCACCTCCATAAAGATAACAACGTAAAAAGGTTATCCTTATGTAGCACAAAACAATCCATAGAGTCTATAAAGACTCTATGGATTGTTTGTTTTATATTTACTCGGTAATAGTTTCTATACCATACTCGTCGCATATAGTTTTTTCACTGCGGCAACCACGATAGTTTTTCCATTCTCCAATGAAGTAAGCAAGGTCAGCTTGATCAAGAAGCTGGATAAATTTTCCTAAGAACCAGAGAGGGGTTGCTTCATGAGGAGCGTCTTTGAAGAATGTATCAATAATCTCAATATCCTTATCAGGATACTTAGCCTTAATAAACTCTACAGCACGAGCCCTTTCTGCTTCAATCTGTTCATTGGTTTTATCCCTCATAGGCTGTGAAATAAAAACTTTCATCATATTACTTCCTTTCAAAGTAAAG